AATCAACTCGTACTGGATTTGGTAATACTGATGTTGAGATTACTGATACATCTGAGAGTTTTGGTTTGCCAGCAACGTGTGATCTTATGATTGCTCTTATATCAACTGAACAACTTGAAGCAGCAAACCAAGTGATGATAAAGCAATTGAAGAATCGATATAATGATATCTCTCAGCACAAAAGGTTCTGTGTAGGTATCGATCGATCGAAGATGAGATTGTATGATGTTGAAGCTTCTGCTCAGACATTGTCAAGCGATGAAATAACATCTGCGCCATCGACACCGAATAAAGACTTCAGCGCGTTTAAGATATAATGAATATCGTTGCAGTTGGATCTAGTAGAAAGAAGCGTGAGATGGCAGAGGATCTCGCGCGCTTCGCTGCTATGAAGTTAATGCCACGGCTGCGAGATAGACTATGTATCGACATCAACCTTATTCCTAGACTGAGTCAAAAGGATAACGTTGCTGGAGATTGTATATGGGAAGATAGTCGCACACGTCCAAGAGAGTTTACAATAAGAGTAGATTCATCTCAGGATTTACAGATAATGTTGGAAACTGTTGCACACGAAATAGTACACGTGAAACAATTCGCGAGGAGCGAACTGCAAGATCTTTCTACCGATATCAATATATGTAAATGGCAAGGATCTATTGTCAAATGTAACACTGTAGACTATTACGACCTTCCATGGGAGATTGAAGCTCATGGAAGGGAAAAAGGTTTGTTCATACGTTGGTTTGAACAGAGCCGCTGGAAAAACTGCAAATGGGCAGAATATTAAAATCTCTTTTGTTATAAATAGACTTAAGTAGCAACATTTAATTTAACACACCATGGGAACAATGCTAGAATTTAAAGAATATATTACTGAAGAGCTCTCTACAGGATCTCTCGAAAAAGCCTCTGTTATAATGCTTAAGTACCTTCGCAAAGCGACTGGTAACAACAAGATTTTTGTAACTCAAGGATTAGAGAAGTTCAAAAACTCAAACGGCGCGGGCTATGGAGTGCGTTTTTATGCTCCAGGTAAAAAGATTGAATCGTGGAGATTCAATTGGAAGTCTGTTGGATCAGCTAACACTAATAATCTATCTTCGATCGATCTATGGAATGGTTCATCAGCAGGACCAAACCATCATATCTCTTTTGAAACAGATGTATCATTAGTACAAATTCTCCCGCAGCTTGCTGATATGATCAAAGCTGGAAAGGTAAAGTCTGGCAAATTTGTAACATACCCAATGGGAGCTCCTCTCAACGAAAGTCTAGAAGACGGCGAAGAATGCGAAGAGTTGAATGAAGCAGTTAATCCAGAAGATGCATACGATAATGTAGTTTCTCTTATCTCAAGCCCAGGTTTCACAAAGCAAAAGGTATTTAAAGTTTGGAAGTCGGTTGGTATCAAAATCTTCGACGAAATGGAAGCTAGAAATCCAGCTATCATTGCAAAGGACGGAAGAAAGTATAATTGGTCTGGAAGTGATGCAGATGTTAAGAAGCTTCTTTCTCAAAAGAGCGACATTCTATCAGCAATCGGCACAACCCGTGGTACTGTCCGCTCAGGAACTTCTAAAGAAACATACTCACATAATCCTCAGCTTGACGAATTAGAAGCAAGTCGCGAGCGATTGGATTATGAAAAGCAATTGGCTGACTTAGAGAATCTAATCAAGATGACAATATCTGGTGCAGCGAATGCGCTGTTCATCGCAGGTCGTGGTGGTATTGGTAAGACATTTACAGTTGAAAAGGTCTTAAAGGATTCAGGTTTGTCTGATGGCAATGGCTACTTTAAGAACACTGGTACAGCATCTGCTGCAGGTATCTACTCACTCTTGTTTAAGAATCAAGACGGTATTATTCTTTTCGATGATTCGGATGATGCGCTAAAAGATCAAGAAGCACGTAACATTTTTAAAGCTGCTACTGATACTAAGAAGATTCGCAAGTTGGTTTGGAATAAGATGGGGAAGAACGTTGTTGAGCCTGACGAATACGAAGATCCTCAAGAATTGATCGATGCTAATTTGATCCCACGGTACTTTAACTTCACGGGTAAGGTTATCTTTATCTCGAACTTGAAGATGGACAAACTTGATCCTGATGGTGCTCTTCGTACTCGAGCGTTTATGATCGAGATTGACCCTACTGAAACTGAGATCTATGACTTCATGGAAACTATTGTTGGTAAGATCAAGTTGGATGGTAATTTCGATCTGGACTTAAAGACACGTAAGTCAGTTGTCGATATGCTACGCAAAGGCAAGTCTAAACAATCTGCTAATCTAAGAAAACTATCTCGTGCTTTAAACATGATGGCTGGTACTATTAAGTCTGGCGTAAGTGTCTCTGAATCTGAACTCACCCGCATGATCGAAACATATGCTTAATACACTAAAATCCTTCAAAACATTCTTTCTGAGCGAAGCAGCTGTATATGCTGCACTAAAGCACACTGATCTCACTAAACGAGGCGGAATGCGATTAACTGTTTTTACTGACAAGGTTAAAAACGGAGATCCATTCCTCACAACTCATGGTAATGTCATTATCGATAAAAAATCTTTTGCTGATGCTACTGAATCTGGCACATTCGATAAAAAGGGCTTTAGTGCCACATTTCAGGGTATCTTAGATAAAGGCCCAGTAAAAGTACAATATCCTCGTGACTTTTATAAGACTCCAGACTTTGGCGGTAGAGGTGTTGGAGCTGGTACTGCTGCTGAAGACATGCACTTGAGTGAATTTCAAAAAGAAATGCTAAGTGTAATGAAGAAAGATAAAGTATCTGCGCTTGATCTTGTTGTCGGTAAACGTCGATTGAAAAATGTTACCTCAATGGAATCTACTCCTGGTACGCCAAAGGCAGATTTCCACCTTAAAGATTTAGATGGAAATGAAGTTGGTTGGATATCGCATAAGGCAGGCAAAACATCAAAAGATTTCCAGCAATATGGCGGTATCACCCATCCAGTCCTACAGCAATCAAAAGGCGTCCAAAAATTCATTGAAGATGTTCGCAAACTACGACCGAACGGTTTAGATAAAAAGGAATCATTTTGGAGAGAAGTGAAAGACACTAATGTTATTCACCAATCCATTTGGGGAATTGATTATGGTAAGAAACGTGGGCAGAATAATGTCGACGAATTCCATCAGGGTTTAATGAAACTGAAGAAGGCTGGTAAATCTTATAAAATTGTTTCCACTCACTCTGCTAACAATGGCGAAGAACCAAAAGGTGAGTATGATGCGTATTACGTAGCACGATACCAAGGCACTCGCGGTCAGTTCGGTATTGGAAATGTTCGTCTTGGCGTATTTCCAAAAGGACAAAAGCCAAAATCTACAGGCGAAATAATCTAATGCGATCACTAATCGAAGCCGCTAACAAGATCCTAAGCGACGATATTACCGAAGCGGAATATCAAGGTAAGAAGGTCGAATTGAATAATCCATTTCGTAGTAATGACGGCAAAAAGAAATTCTACGTTTATGTAAAAAACGAAAAGGGTAACACTATTAAACTCGGTTTTGGAGATCCCAACTCAGAGATCAAGCGCGATGATCCAGGCCGTTTAAAGAATTTTAGAGCAAGACACCAGTGCGACACTGATATTGGTCCAAAGTGGAAGGCGCGATATTGGTCTTGCAAATTTTGGGAAAAGGGTAAAACCGTCACTGATCTATTAAAGTAATGAAAACATTTAAAACATATCTATCCGAAGCTTCCAAAGCTGGTAAGAATACTCACATGCAACATCTTGAGGATGCAGTCATCTATGGCGGTGTCAAAGGAACGAGAGAAGCGATCTTTGCTCTCCGTTCTTTAAGAGATATGCTTGCGGGTAATAGTAATTCGTCTACTGATGTAACAGTCAAATGGGATGGAGCACCTGCAGTTTTTGCTGGTATCGATCCACAGGATGGCCAATTCTTTGTTGCTAAGAAAGGTATCTTCAATAAAGATCCTAAGGTGTATAAGTCAGAAGCTGAAGTAAGAGCTGACACATCTGGTGATCTTGCAGAAAAGCTAGTGATTGCATTTAATGAATTAAAAGATCTTGGCATTAAAGACGTGATTCAAGGTGATATCATGTTTACTAAAAGTGATTTAGCGACTGAATCAATCGACGGCGAGAAGTATATAACCTTTCAGCCTAACACTATTGTTTATGCGGTACCTGCAAAATCAACACTCGCTAAAACTATACAAAAGGCGAATCTTGGTGTTGTGTGGCATACTACGTATAAAGGAAAAGACTTTGAATCAATGAAAGCATCCTTTAAGGTTGATTTAAAAGGCCTCAAAAAGAAAGCTTCTGTATGGTACCAAGATGCCAACTTCAGAGATATTTCAGGTAAAGCGACTCTATCTGCGAGCGGAACAAAACAAGTATCTGAGGCACTTGCTAAAGCTGGCAAGATATTCCAGCAAATATCAAGTTCAACTCTTAAAGAACTTGAATCTAATCAAGCTCTTGCAATTAAACTTGAGACATTCAACAACACTCTTGTTCGTAAAGGACAACGCATTGGAAATACTACTAAACACGTTCAAGATCTTATTGCATGGTTCGACCTGAAGTTTAAGAAGGAATATGAAAAACGTTCAAGCGAAAAGGGTAAAGCGAATGTTACGATAAAGCACGAAGAGGAAATGAAGTTCTTCTCGAAAGAGAATAAGAAAAACCTTGATCTAATGTACCAACTTCAGAACGCGATTGTCGACGCTAAGTTGCTTATCATAAGTAAACTAGATCAAGTGAAACAGCTCGATACATTCATTCGCACTAAGAACGGATTTAAGGTTACTGGATCTGAAGGCTTTGTTGCAATCGATACAGCCTCTAACGGCGCAGTGAAACTGGTCGACCGCTTAGAATTTTCAACTAACAACTTCTCGCCTGATACAATCAAGGGTTGGGAGCGATAGTAACAAAAACATATAAATAGATATATGTCCACAATCCTATCTAAATAATGAAATCATTTAAGCAGTTTACTGAAGCGAAGAAGAAGGAGATAGTTTTTACATTTGGTAGATTCAATCCTCCTACAATAGGTCATGAAAAGCTTATCAAAGCTGTCATCAAGATTGCAAGCGGCCGTGACTATAAGATCTTCGCCTCGCAATCTAATAAGCCTGATACTGATCCTCTCCAATACAAAGAGAAGGTATCTATCATGCGTAAGATGTTTCCTAAGTATGCTCGCAACATCATTCTCGATGAAAAGATAAAAACTGTATTCAACATCGCGGTTAGACTATATGATCAAGGCTATACTGATGTTACAATGATTGTTGGATCAGATCGCATTAAAGAGTTCAAAACATTATTGAACAAGTTTAACGGCGTGAAATCTAAACATGGATTCTATGAATTCGACACTATCACGTTCCAATCTGCAGGTAATAGAGATGCTGATGCTGATGATGTTTCTGGAATGTCGGCCTCTAAAATGAGAGCAGCTGCAACTGATGGCGATTTTAAAGCATTCTCAAGTGGAATACCTAGAGACTATGGCGATGATATGGAGCTCTTTAATCTCCTTCGTAAAAGAATGGGACTAAAAGAAATGACGAACTTTCGGAAGCATATTCAACTTCCAACGGTTTCTGAGAAACGTGAACGGTATATTTCAGGCGCTATTTTTAACGAAGGTGATACTGTATACGCAAACGGCAATGTTGAAATTACTATCCAAGAACGTAAATCTAATTACGTAGTATGTAGTAAAGGCAATAAGTATTTTATTCATTCGCTTGAAGAAGCATTGGAAGATGGTACAGATAAAGCAACTGGAACTTACAAAAAGGGTACACCTGGTCAACTAAGCGAAAAACAAATTAAAGGACTTGAAAAGAAGTCAGAAGAATCTGGTATTGCGTATAGTATCCTAAAAAGCGTATTTGACCGCGGCATGGGAGCGTATAAGTCAAGCCATCGCCCAGGAACAACCCCTCAACAGTGGGCATTTGCTCGCGTTAACTCGTTTATCTCAAAAAGCAAAGGTACTTGGGGCGGTGCTGATAAAGACTTAGCAGCTAAGGTCAAAAAAGAATCAGTTAACGAAGGCGAAGGTAAAAGTGAAACTTGGGAAGATGGGTTTAAACGTCGTGTAGTTAAAGTAACCAAACCTGAACATCTCGAAAGCGGATACAAATGGCGTATTAAGGGTAAAGAACGTGATAACATTTCAATCAAATTATATAAAGAAAAACCAAACTTCGAAGAATACAAAAAACAAATGAAAAGAGTCGCTGGACATGAATTTGGAGGGTGAGATTTTTATAAATATAATAACTTAATCTTAAATGGGAAACATGAAAATACTAAACACGAACACCGCTGTCTATACAATTGAGCTTCATGAAGCAAAGGTTGTACCTTTCAAAAAGCTCGAACAAGCATGGACTCGAACTAACGGAGATAAAACAAAACAAGCAAAGCTTATTAAGAAGTATGACTTGAAGACACTTATCTCTACAGTAAGACCTGGGTCGATTAAACTTGGAGTCATGAACAAGTTGAATCACGTTAATGGAAATGCTACAGCAGCAGG